GTTGCATTGCAGACTCTGTTGCTGCTGAAACTGCACCTGATGTTACGTGAGAAGTTAATACATCAGGGTTTAGTCCTTGTGTCATCTTAGATACACCACTTCTTTCTTCTCTGATGTTATCAAGGTATTGAACCATTTGAAATGCATATGGTTGAATCTGTGGAGTAGGTAGCGCTGTTACAGCATTAGGACTTCTCATTCTTACAATCCCACCTGGACGTGATGTAAGTAAATCATCTAGTTCTACTTGTCCTGCAAGTACAGCATATCTTGCGTTATTGGTTAAATACATATTATCCAATAGGTTACGCATGATTGTTGATTTAATTAGTTGAATATCTTTGACAGTATCAGCAATAGACATGCCATAAAACTTATGTGGTATAGGCATAGGACAGATAGCTGAGAAAGGAATCATGTCGATTTCTTCGTTATCTAAGATGTATTGTCCACCTTTAGTAATCTTTCTAAGTTCTGCTACACCATCTCCATCATAGTCAATTTTTATGTAACATTCGTCTATCCAAACCTTTTTGTTTGCCCCTTTACCCTCGGATGGTGGGACGGAATCATCATCATAGCTAAATCGTGCTAATCTTTCTTCGTTTAATTCTGCTTCTGATTGTGCGTATCCTGGTAAATCATTTACAATGTTTGGGTCATAACCCTCTTTGATTAAATCACTTACAGATTTCTTAACCCTATGACAAACAAAGTCTGCATCTTCTAATGATGTTGCTCTACGTGAAACTAAAAATTCTTCAGGTGGTACAGATACTACTCTAACCTGTCCATATCCTTTGTAGCATTTAGCTTTAACATCATGCTCTATTACTTCAGGACTAATCAATGTACCGAAATCATCAACAACTGCTTTCTGAACTACCGTCTCTGTATGTTCTATAACTTCATAGTCATCATTTGCTAGTATAGATTGGTATTCTATCTCAGTTAGATTGGTATAAGTCTCTGTATGGATGTCTTCTTTTTGCTCCCAGTAATGTTTAATTATTCCAGTCTTGCTTATAAGTGCATCTTTAAAGGCATCATAGAGGACCTTGAACCCGTTATTTTGGCGATTAAATACATAGTTGCAGTAGTCAGTAGCTTGTTGTGCTATTTCTTCGTCTTCTGGACCTTGTGGCTCGAATTCAGCTATGTTGTTGTGAGTAGTAAATATACGCATCAATGATGGCATAATGTATTCAACTGTATCTCTTACATCAGTAGTTACAATTTCAGAACGACCATCTATCTCATTACCAAATGGCTCACCCAAATAATACTGCATAGCTTCTTCTCTTTGATTAGATAGCTCAGTATTTGCGTACCCAGTTGCTCCTTGAATCTCTGAATCTAATTGTGCCGACAGTTCATCGTCACTTATCTTTTTTGGTTCTTTTGCCATTTGATTCCTTTAGTTTTTTTAATTCTTCTTGCAACTCAGCTACTTGATTTTCTAAGTCTCTTAGCTTGTATGCCATTTGTGTAGGCGATGCTACTAGATTTTCCATTAGATGGAATATCCTTTTTTCCTTGAAGTTTTGATACCGTGCTTTTTGTGAGTCTTTTTCATTCTATTCAAATACTCTTGCATTGCTTTTGTTTTAGATTTAGGTTGATTAGTTTTTTTAGCTTGACTACCACCTGTTGCTTTCAATGCTTTAACTGCTTTTGTTTTAGCAGATTTGTTTGCAGCATCCATTAATTTTTTATATGCACCTGCACCTGCTACGTTTTTAAGTTCTGCTCTTTGTTTTTTAGCAGCACCTTTTGGGTTAGTCATTAAGTTTTTTAACCACTCTGACATTGTTGTCTCCTATATTATTGCGACCTTTGGTCCGAGTCTTCCTTTGCTATTCCACTTAGAAGTCTCTGTTGTTGAATGTCTTAGACTCATAACTGCATAACGTGTAGCAGACATTAAGTCATCCTTTAGTTTTACTATCTTACCATCCTTACGATGATACAATCTGTATTCTTCAAACCACTCATAACAAGTGTTGAAGACTTTAAATCTTCCTTGTTCCATGCGAGATAACATATCCATTATCCCTGCTTCTACACTGTTACCACCTTTCTTCTCACCTAATGCAGGTGGGTTCTCAAAGTGAAACGGTAGCATATTAACATTAGCTTGTCTGTAATGTTCAGCTAATGTAACACCACTTCCCTTATCATGTTGGTATCCATCATGAGGAAATGCTATCGGTATGTAATGACTTCCCTCACGTTCATTGATATGTGTTGCATGATAATCAGGAGTTTGTTTGGACATACGGTATACATCGTAGATGTAAACTATGTCTTCATCTCTATCCCATGCTACCCATACAACTGCTGTAGGGTGGTCATAACCAAAATCAAGACCTGCGATACGGGGGTAGTGAGACGGAATGGTAAAGGGTTCACAGGTCAAATTGTCTTCTAATATGGGGAATACCAGTCCACTACCTATCGTTGGTATTCCTTTACTACGCATCTCTCTTTCATGGGGTGGGAGTGCTTGTAAAATCTGTTCTTTCATTTTATCAGTCAAGTGGTCAGCATCTTCCCAACCTGCTGTAACTAATGCCTGTCCTGGCTTTAAATCGCTTGTAAAACTTTGTACTACCTCAGTCACCCCTGACTCAGGAGTAAAGGTCATATAGACCATTCCCTGCCTGTCTAAGGTACGTGTAACGCACTGTGAGTATATGTCTTGTGGTGGTTCTTCATCTAGCCATACAAGGTCAATACTTTCCCCCATAAATTTTTCAGCACCCATCTCGTATGCTTTAAAGGCAACTCTCGACCACCCACCTGAACTATGTTTAACAAGGACTGACGAATGTGCATTTGGCACTCCAGGTTTCCTCGTGGTTTCACCAATGAGATGTTTAGGGATACTTCCCTTTCCTTTATCTCTTGGGTTGTCGGGTTGCCCGAACAATTCTCTTTGGCAGATATCACGTGTCGTTTCATTAGACGCACCACATACCCATGCCCTAATTGGCTCTTTGTATCTTCTACCTACCCACCACTCAGGATATAGTCCTGTCAAATGTATTGCCATTTCCATAGCGCCCACAAATGATTTACCTACCCTATTCGCAGCCATTAGTAATCGTTGGTTAGCTTCAACTCCTGTTTCATGGAAGTTTGTTTGAAATCTGTAGGGCTTGTAATAGTTAAGTCTATTTTCTTCTTGGCGCTTCTTGAGAGTGGATATTATCT